TGTTACTGTAACAGGGTCACCTACGTTTAGTTTTAGTGCTTCATGACTTGCTTTGAAACTCATAATAGTTTGATGTCTACTTAAATCTAAATAGTATGTTCCTATACGTGTTGCCAAATCATTTGCATCTGTTGTTGATCCTGTCATTGGTAAATCAACAGCTTTTTCATTTATAACACCACCATCTTCTGTTAAGTATGTTGCATTTTCTACAATTATACTATCTGGTTGCCAATCTAAATCTGGATTAAAGAAGTTTACTTTTAATCTGTTAAATCTTGTTTTCTTACTACCTAAACTAGTAGTAACTCTACCTATCATATTATCTTTGTTAAAATCAAATGCACTTGTGAAACTTTCTTCTTTTACTGGCTTCAATGCATATTTTCCATTTGCATAAACTAGGTTCATATTAGCACAAGTCAATAGTTTTTGTGTGTTGTTGAATAATGTATCTGTTGTATCTAAAGCACCGTTAAATGTAATATTTGTTTGTCTAACACCACCTATTGTAGCAGTTAACAATGTATTAGCATAATCTCTTGCAAGTTTAAAACTTTCAATATCTATATCACTGGTTGAGATCCCTTTTCCATAAGTTGTATCTGTTAGATAATCATATATAATATTTGCTGGGTTAACACGTTCTGCATCTGTGTTTACATAACTTGTTGGATGTGTTGTAGTGCTGGTTACTGCTTTTACTTTTTTACCTTTTACATCAACTGTAATAGTTGGAGCACCTGGAAATAAATCTCTATCATATTCCATAATAGCATATATGTAGGCTACACCTTTCATATTATGATTGGTTGTCCACTCTTCACTTTTATTGAAACTGGCTCCTACTTTATAACTTGTTCCACTTGCATTGTCAGCCGCACTTGTTTGATTGTGTGCACCTAACCACATTCTTAAACATAGTTTACTGCTAAAGTCACTTTCTACACTTCCGCTTTGACCTTTAACACTTCCACTCCATGCTGTTTTGTTGTTGAATTGAATTGCTACTATATCATCAATAGCATTTGCGTTTGATCCTGATGCACCTTGTGCTATCGCCATTACAACGTGCAAATATTGTGTTCCAGCTACTTCAGCTGGGTCTGCATTGTTTGTTGTGTTTACATAAGCACGTATACCACCCATACGTCTATCACCATATACTATTGGAATACTTGCAACGTTTGAACCTTTGTTGAGCATAAAGCCACTGTCTGTAACTCCAGCTCCACCGCCAGGTTTATCTGGTCCTAATATTGAACTAGCGGCCGCTTGTAATACGAAACTAAATGCTGTAGCCGCAAATCCGCTTAATCCCAATGCCGCCGCGGCATAAGGAGCAAATACTGCCACTGCAATCATTGCTAAAGTTTTTACAGCTTTACCCATTTACTTTCTCCAGTTTCTTTTTTCAGTTATCTTCTTAAATGCTCGAGGATGATAACCTTTTATTTCTTGTCCTTCTGGAACTGTCCAAAAAGCACCTTCAAAATAAACATAAACACTAGCATAGTAACCTCTTTCTATTGTTACTACATCACCATTTTCCCATTGTGGGTTTTTTGCTTTTAGTTCTTTGTAATCTCTTAAATGTAACCACATAGCTGGTGTTATTTTTAAGTTTCTCATAAACTGTTTAGCACCTTCTTTGTGAGTGTATGCGTCTTTTACTTTGTCTAAATAATCTGTTGTATCATAAACGTAATCATGCATTTCTATAAAAAATGTATTGCAATCATTTACGTTCCATTCAAATGCTTTACCTTGTCTTTTACTAATGAAAGCACCCATTTTAATTTGTTGTTGTAAATCCATTTTTACTCCTTACTGTTTTTGCCACTTAATATCTTGTATAAGTTTACTAGCATATTGAAAAGCTCTATCTCCTGTATAAAGACTTTGTTGTCTGTTATCATTTGTAATTACACCATTTGATCTTTCATAATCCTGCCAATGACTAGCACAAGTTGCCGCCACTGTTGTTGTATCTGCTGGATCATCTTCAATAACTGGTGCACTTATTCTTCCATCAAACATAAGCATTGATCCAATGTTTGCTATGTCTTCATCAAAAAACACTCTGTATATTCTTACTGGTTGATCTACATAATTGTAATTTAAAAATTGTTGTATGAAATTAAGTGTTACTGTATTACCACTACCATCATCTACGTTTTTACCAAATGCTGGAATACCTGCTAAACTTATTGTTATTTCGCTGGTTGTGAATAATCGTTCTTCTTGTATTTGACTAAAACCTAAAAACGCACCCACACTTGTAAATGTTTTACTTAATGTAGAACCTGTGCTATCAGTATCATTTATTGTTACATCATGTGGAGCATTTGTGATAAAGATNTTTTCTAAACTGTTATCACTTTTCTTACGAAGCTCTATTGCTAGTGCTTCATAACATCTCAATGTTTTTTTACCTAGGGCATCAAATATACTGCCGGTGTTAAATCTACTTGGCGCTGTCATTATTTAAACTCATCAAAATCAAATCTGAAACTAACTCTGTAGAATCCGTCTGTTCCTATATCATATTCATAACTGTCATCACCCAATGTTACTACCACGTGACTTGGTTGTCTAAAGAATTTAGTATCTCCATCTATTGATTTTCTTGGTCCATATGCTACTCTAGCTTTTACTTCACCATACTTGTTACTTGTTGGATTGTCGTTAAACACGAAGTATAAATTACCATTACCATTTCTTGGACCAATCAATACATCACCTCTTTTGAACACTTCAGTTTGACTTGCTTCAAATCCTTCAAATAATATTGTTCTACCACCAGCTGTTAGTGGATCTTTTATTCTGAATGAATTAGCAACTGCAGAGTTCTGTGAATCTGTTCTATGATTAAATAATAAAGGCTGACCTGATGTTCCACTATTGTTGGTATAGTTTCTTAAATCAAAATAGAAAGGCACACTTTGTCCTTGTGCCATCATTGCTGTTACTTCATATTCTTTAAATTGTGTAGCTGTCATCGGTGGATAACTTACTTCCATTTGATATTTTACTACACCACTTGTTTTGCCTAGCTTAATTCCGCTTTGTGATACACTTGTTGCTGTTGGTTGATTTACTGTAAACTTTATACCATTTGGCATTACAGTTTTTGGCCATAATTTGTGTGTCTCTGTGAAATCTGGATCAGCCCATTCATCATCTGTATCAAATACATCTGGTGCGTATGGTGTTGGTGTTACATATTCATCTGCTTTTGGATTGATTGGAAATACACCAATCTTGTCTATAATATGACTTGATGGTTTTGCAGGACTGCCTGATAATATAGCAACGTTATGCACATTAGTTGCACTTGTTAATCCAAGTCCTGCTAGTGTGAATAATCCTCTTTTAGGAAAACCACTTAAATCACTGCTTCCATTTATAAAACCTTGACTACTTAAATTAGGTGTGCCTGTTGGCGTTGTGATATATGTTGGAGTGAAGTGAGTTGTTGCACCTGGTCTCCAAAACTTTGTAAAGTCATACACAGCACCATTAGTTGTTACATTACTGCTGTTTTGAAATGTATATTGTCTTCTGCCTGTGCTTCTTGTGGTTGTAGATTCTAGTTGATATATCAACTTATCAAAATTTGTATTATCATCTTCTGATGTTTTGTTTCCACTATACAATGTTCCTTTTTCACTTGCTAACGGATGTGTTAGTGGTGTTACAGGACTTAAACTTGTATCGTTTACTGTTCCAAAGAAATACATTCCACCAACATTGGTTCCATTGGTTGGAAGTATCTGACTTTGTGAACTTGCACTAGCATATGTTCCTGGTGATTCAACTCTGTAACTCCAGTAGTCAATGATCTTGATGTTACCTGTTATGTTACCACTGCCATTTGTTGCTGTTAACACACTAACATCTCTAGCACCAAATGCTCCACATGGATCTGTTAGTATTTCTAAAGCTCCTGTGCTTTTTGTATATTTGTATCCAAAGAATGCTGTATCACCCATACTACTTGGAATTGTTTTACTTGTTCCTGTTCCTGCTGTTAATTGAACTCTACAAAAACCTCTGAATATGTTTGTTGTATCTTCACTACTTGTTTCTGGTGTCATGTTTTGTGACTCTATATTAGCTTTCAACGAGTTAAAACTACTATCACTTAAACTAACAGCTATTGTTGCGGCACTTCCACTACTTGCTATACTAAATGGAATACCACCTGAAGCTGGTGATGCAAACTTATCTTTACCTTGTCCACTTGTGATTGTTGCGTTTGTTGTTCTGTCACTATCTGTAAATAATTTAAAACTGTTGTTGCTTATCTTTTCTAAAAAGTATTGTGTTCCACTTGTGCCTGCTACAGTTCCTGTTAGATTATTAAAAGGATCTGCTATAGTCATAGTAGAACCTGTTACCATTGTTTCAGCGAATCCATCAAAATGCACAACAGCATCTTCGCTTCCAGTTCCATCATCTAACATTGTAAAGAATATATCTGACTGTGCGAAAAAGCCCATTTCTGCTATTTGTTCTAACTTTGTAAGAGCTGAGTCTTCGTGTAATAATACATTAAACCCATCAACAATACTTACATATGCTCTTTTTGTATTCAATCTTCTATCATTTCTTCCTGTTGAATCATTTTCAAATCCATAAAACTCTATCTCATCACCAGTTGCAAAATTGTGTGCGTTTGTAAACTGCACTCTAATTTGTGGCATTTTGGTGCTACTGTTTAGTTCATAGTGTATACCACCAATGGTTCTGCCATTGGGTTGAATCTTCCACTCAACTGCTGGATACTTTGCGAACTGATTAAAAGTTGGATTCTCATCATCACCAAAACTGTTAAAATAATGTTTGTATGCGGCGAATCCTGTATTAATACTATCTGTTGTTCTGCTTAAATTGTCTNTGTAGTGTAAACTACCTGTTTGATGAGGTTTATAAGTGTATGTTCTTATATCATCAACTCTTTTATCGATACCAAAAGTTACATCGTTTGACCAATCTGCTGGATCGGTTGCGTATCCATTGCCTGAGTTGTTAGGCCAATTCCATACATTATTTAAATCTGCCATTGTTTGACTCCTTAACTAGTTATACCAGCACGTCCTCTATGATTGTGTGCTTGGCTTACCATTCCTATTATTTGTGGTTTGTTCTTTAATAAGAACTCCATTCCCGTTTGAGTAGAAATTGCATTGATGTTAAAGTTAACTACTGTTTCACCACCTCTGCCTAATTCTTCGTTGCTTACTATCTGTCCCGTAGTGTTGGGCACGAACATCTCAACTCCACGTTCCCCTACCATGTAAGGCTTGTTACCTTTTGCAATACCACCGTTTGCCATTCCAAAGAAACTACCAATACTGCTAAACATATTACCAAAACTAAATCCACCTCCAGCTGGTGCGCCTGTTCCGCCACCACTGATTAGTCCACTTATTAGTCCACCTATTCCGCCACCACCTTTGGCGCCGCCTAGGCCTCCAAGTATACCTTCTATCAATGGATCAGTTATACGTTTTTGAATAATCATTGCGGCGATGTCTTCAAGAACTTTATTTACGAAGGATGAGAAGTCACTTAAACTTGCTTTACCTTGTGCTAGGTTACGTGCAAGACTTTGACTAAAACTTTTTCCATTTTCAGTTATACTTTCATTTATTTGTTCTGCTAGTGTTTTTACTTTTTCTTGTTGTTTTATAACAGCATCACTTGNNGCACTGGCTTTGATTGGAATATCATCTAATGTTTCTGCTGTTTCTAAATTAGCTTTGTTTGTATCTTCAATTGCTTTTAATTCTGCTCTGTTTGCTTCTATCTTTTTAAGTATTGCATCTTTTAATTCACCATACACTGGTGTTAGTTTACCTTCAACAAATGTTGCTAGTTCACCACCTTTTGTTACAACAAACTCTACTGCATCTGCAACTCTATCTTGTGCAAATATATCACTTGTGTCTAAGAGGCTAATACCACTCTCGCCAAAACCTGCTTTGAAACTTTCTGCAAAATCAAAACCTGTATCTTGGCCTAATGTTTTCATTGCGGCACCAAACTCACCTTTGAGTGCTAGTTTGATTGCACTACCAATGTTAGTAAACTTTTGAACTATTGTATTTCCAAATGCACTTGCTACTTCCATAACACCGTTGAATGCACCTANAAAGAACTGTGGTATTTGAAATACTATATTTCCAATTTGTGTGAAAGCGGCAATGAAACTGTTTATAATAAAGTTTATTGCACCTTTAACAATACCACCTATCTTTGTAAATGTATCTGCAAAAGGAAATTCAAAATCGCTTACTTTATCCATAATAAAATTACGTATGTTGGTAAATGTTTGACCCATAAAGTTTGCAAATTGCATTACTTTATCTTTTATAAGATCAAATACTGCTTTGAATACTTCACCAAATGTTGCTGTTGTTTCACCAAGGTTAACTGTTGTATCTTGAAAGAATGTTGCGGCGGCTACAGCCCCTAATATGGCCAGTTTAACAAGCCTTACAGGTGCCGCTATTGCGAGGAAAGCTCTTCCTACTGCCATAACCGCTTTCAGTGCTGGTCCTGCAAATGCTACAAGTAATACGTTTCTAACTACATTGATGTTTTCTGCAAATATACTTAATCCTTTACTTGCACCTTCAATAGCACTTTTAAATCCTGTTCCTATTGCTTCTAATAATGGTTTTTGTGTTGCAACAAATGCTGTAAGTTTATCCAATGCTTCTGTTAGTGCTGGAGCAAATTGTTCACCAATAGTGTTTGCGGCTTTACGCAATTCAATATTAAAGTTACTTTGTGCTACTGATAAGTTCTTTAATCTGCTTTCAGTTGCACCACCAAATCTTTCATTGATACCTTGTTCAAGTGCTTCTAACACTCGAGCGGCACCACCTGCTTCTTTTGAAAACTTACTTAATTCATTTCTTGTTACACCAAGTTTTTGTTTTAGGATATCATATACTGGTAAACCTCTATCTGCAAGTTTATCAAATTCCATCAATTCAACTACACCAGATTGTGTTGTTCTTGTAAACACTTCTGTCATAGCATTTAACACACCAACTTGGTCTGTTGTTACAGCCGCGGCATCTGTAAATGTTTTGAATAATTTAGTTGTAGGTTGTATACCTGCGGCCGCTAATCTAATAAATGTGCTGGATAAATCTTCAACACCAAATTGTGTTTTTGTAGATAAGTTTGTTATTGCTTCAAAGGCTCTGTTTCCTTTGTTCATATCTCCTAATACACTACCAAGTGTTGATTTTAAATCTTGGAATGTTCCAGTTATTCCTACAATGTTTCTTATAGCTTGACCTGCGCCAAGAGTAGCCAATGCGGCACCGATTGCGGCAATACCCACTTTGAGCTGACCCGCACTTTTGTTGGTCTTCTGTAAATTTTTGTTTACTTTGTTAAGACTGCCACCTGTCTGGTCGACTGCCTTTACTATAAGTTCATATGTAGACGTAGCCATCTATCTTCTCCTTGGTGTTTTCATTGCCTTCTTTTGTTCTTTAGCAACAAATTCAAAATAACTAACCCAACCGTTTACTTCTGCAACACTCATATGCATCACTTGTTCCACGCTCATCCCTAATTCTGTAGCTAGTCGATACAGAAACAAGATATTAGGGTGAGCTTTTAGTTTCCCACTATATCGTCAATTGATTCTTTTGCTGAATTAAATTGTGTTACCACACTCAATACAACTTTAGGATCAACGTTACGCATAAGCTTCAACTGGTCGCCCATATCAAACAATAGATTACCGTCTTTATCACGTGCTCTATTGATCAATGTTACTACTAGTGCTTCAGTAGCTTTACCTTGTTGTGTTAGTTCAATTACTTTAGCTTCTTCATGAAGCGTTGTGCTTGGTTTATACCAAATCTCAGCATCCCACTCGTCAACTTTGATAGGACCCATAAGTCCACCTGCTAATACTTCTTTGAAGTGTGATTCTGCTTTGTCAATTAATCTTAATGTGCTTTTTGTCATCTTATTTTTCGCCTTTGTTTAGTTAGTTTATCTAGAACAGGTTTGATGATACCGTTAGGTGCTTGTGTGCTTCCAGTCGTTCGACCAGAGAAGCTACCACGACCTCGATCTAGAATACCAATGTAGGGGACTTTGTTTTCTATCATCACTTTGCTTTCTCCTATTCTATATGAGCCGATTTTTCTATATCCGCCCTTTGCACGCCCAGTTCGTATTGGGGTTATGTTCCGTGCATCTGTATTTAGCTCTGTAAAGAACTGGTCTACGGCACGTTCTAGTTTGTGTTCTATATGGTTAAAAATAACCTTATTACTACTAGAACGCACCGTAACACCTCAACTTATTATACCGCCGCGTATGCTAAATCACCTGTTCCATCAAATGAGATAGAATATTCTACCGCACCATCAAAACTTGCTGATCTTGCTATACTTGTAACGATTGCATCACCTGAATAGTATGCACTATTTGCACCTAATCCTGCTGGATACAGTTCGAAGTCAATTCTATCACCAGCTTTAACTGCTGGAGCAACTCCAACAACGTCTGTTCCAGAGTCTCCACCTGCACCACTAGCATCACTATCGTGACCTAAATTTGTGTCATTTTGATCCCAATAGCCGTCTACTGTTCCAGTAAATCCTCTGAATGATGATATAATTGATCTACTAGTATCTGTCATTGCTGTTACGTCAATTGTTTCTGACGTCTCATCCAATGAAAATGCAGTTACGTGTAGCATTGCTGTTTTAGTTCCACCGTTCGGGCCGATTTTTACAACTCCCGACACACCTTTCGTTTCACTCATGTCAATTCATCCTTCTTAAATAAATTATAGTCTAACTACTGTTAAACTTCTTAAACACTACCTCTTACGTGGTAGTATTTTGCCGTATATACTAATGCGCCTTGTCCGTATGGTTTAGTTTCACCTATCTCACGTATAATAACTTCGCTTGTAAAACTATCTGAGGCGTTGCCACCCAAGCTAGTATCCAATGCTAGTTTTTCTTCTATCTGCTCTATAATAGAGTTTCTATCTGAGTCTCTGTTATTACCATGCACTACTACATTAATCAAAAAGTCTATTGTGCTTTCTTGTCTAGGAGCAGTTCCTATACTGGAATTCTCTCTAGTCTCGTTTGCACTTTCCACTAATACGTGTGGAAAACTAGTTACTGCTAATTGAGCAATATCTGTAGGCTCTCTGGTTACAGTTTTAACACCTGTAATAGCGTTGATCTGTGTAACTATATGACTTGCTATATTTTCTCTGATACTGGCCACTATCTGTAAATCCTATCTTGTCTTTGTTTAAATGTTTCAGATTCTGTGATACTACCATCACCGTCACCATCGTATTGAACTCCTTGGGCCATTTCCATGTCCATTTCTTCAACAAAACGATTTCTGTAATGTTCTATCATTTCTCTAAAAGTATCTCCGCCGACTGCGAAAGGACTTAACAGAGGAAGGATATGACTATAAAGTGCTCTGTAGACAGTAGCACGTTGCCACTGAGCTTCTACTAGCTTACTTGCGTCAAATGTTGCACCTATTTTACGACCTATACCATTAAAACCTTGGCTGTATGTTTTGTTAAACCAATTAACTTCGATGTAACGTTTTACATCAGCTTCTGCTTCTGTTAGTTGGGCCGTAAAGTCCGTGATACCGTGATTAACGATACTAGGCTGGACTGCCTGTAGTTGCGTATTTGTTGCGTATGCCATATCCTATACCTCCTAATTATTAAAGTGTTGCGTCAGATGTGATTTTAACAATCTTTGTGTTAGAAAGAACGTTTGCGCCGAAAGCGGCTGTGCAAACTACTTCCGTAGCACGTGCTGATTCATCACGTTGTGTAGCAATTCTTAAGTCACGTTTCATAACAAGACCAATAGCTGACGGATGGAATACTGCTGAAATTGCATCACCTGAACCATCTACATCAATTGATGCTGATTCAAAGATTTTAATTCCTGCAACTGTTCCTAAGAAGTAATCTCTACCTGCTTGATTTTGAAGTTCTGGAGAACCTGCAAAAATCGCCGCCGCGGCTGTGTCATTAGAGTCTTGTCTCGTTTGACCACCCGATTGTAATAGTGTTTTCTTTAAGTTGAATGCCGCTAATGGGTGTAAAACTGCTACAAGTCCGTTCATTGGAACTGAAGCGTTTCTTAAAGTTGCACCTGCTTTTAGTAAGTGTTCAATTGTTAACTCACCGCCTGCACCTGGTCCAGCTTCCACTGAAGCATTTGTGAATAGGTCAACAATAACTTCATCCATTGATTGAGCTACACCTTCACCTAGAACACGACCTACGTCTTGTGCTATTGATAGAGGTGATGACTCTGCATTGATGTCTAATACTGTTGTCATGTTTCCAAATTCAGCCGCTGTTACGTCTACTGACGATGCTGAGTTTAGTGCTGAATCATCTGATAAATCACCAGTGATTGCACCTACTGCTGTTGCTTTAGGATAAACCGGAACTGACGCTACCATACCTGGTGTTCCCACCATGTTGTATTGCGTTACTAGGTTTCTCATTAAAGCGTTTTCATTAAATGTGAATTGAGCCGCTTGAGTTACTGCCTCAAACAAATGCCCTTTTGCGTCTGCTAATGTTAAAGCCATTTTATTTTTCCTTTATTATGTCAAGGACCTCATACCCTGGATCATATACTTTTCTTTGTAAAGTTTTCTGTCCGCTGGGTTTTTCATGTCCAAGTCTGCTAACTTCACCTCTCTAGAGGTTGAAGGATTCTTATTACCTGAACTACCTGTGCCTGCTGGCGCCGCAGTTCTAAAGTAATTGTTTTGCGTTAGAAATTCTTCAACTGCTTGATCCACAGTTAGTGGACTAGCTTTGTCTGTGTCATAACGCACATTACCATCATTGTCTAATACTTCAACTTGTCCTGTTTCATTTAGTCTAACATTATTTTTCAATAACATAGCCACGTGATCCGGGTTTACAGCCTTATGTTTTGATGCCGCACTTAACAATGCTCCATCTACATGAACAGCTTGTAATTCAGATTGTAGTTTACCAATACGTGTATCAGAGTCTACTTTCTGTTTTTGAAGTAATTCTTCAAATTGGTTTTTCTTCATCATCTCTGCTTCTTTGGCCTGCTCTGCCGCTGATTTAAGTTGATGATATTCCTCAACGTTAATGCTTTCAAACTTACGTTCAACTTGTTTAAGTCTATTGGTAATAATTCTGTCTACATCATCTTGAGTGAATGTTTTGTCAGCTGATACTGACTCCTGGTTGACTTTAACCTGATCTGTAGTAGAGCCAGTCTCTACTGTGTCAGTTGTAACGATGTTTTCTTTGTTTAGTTCGTCCATCTTAAACGTCTCCTTGCAAGGGACTTAAGAAGTGGGGGTTTCTTAACCTTCTTCTATGTCCGGGTTGTTTTCTTCGTTATTTCCGAAGAATTTTTTAATCTCTGGATGCAATTCCAGAATCTGTTGATCACTGTAGCCTTGTTCTACCATTTCACGCATATGCGTTACCATGTCACCTGGTGTTTCCATAGGTGGATGTGGCATATCTGTGTTTAATGGTATTTCTGCTTTTGGTGTCATGCTATCAATAACGATCTGTAAGTCTTCTTCATTTTCAATCAGTAGTCTTGCAGTCTCTTCATTGATGTAATTTTGAAAGCTACTATTAGGAACAAGATTTTTTGCCTTTTCATATAGTGCAACCTCTTGAAATTTATCTCTTAAATCAAACTTCTTCTCATAATAGATATCAAATTCTTCTTCAGGAACAATCTGTTCCCAATCAAACCACATTTTCCAAATAAGTTTTTCAGCACGTTCTAATACGTTTGCTATATCACTTAATTTAACATTCAGCATATCTCTTTCTACTTGTAGAGCTATACCTGACTGTGGTCCTTTTTTAGCTTTTGTTGCCGCTAGGTGTGTAACATCTTCTATTGCACCTGTTTTTTGATCAATACAAGCCAGTATACTATCAATGCTACTGCCTGTTGCTTGTAACAAATAAGGTTGCACATTTGTTGATTCATCTACTGTTATAATAGCACCTGAACCACCATTTATATCTGCACTTGCTTCTGCTACAATACTTGGGTGACTTGATAATCTAATGTTTTCATAAGCCTCTGATGATAGATTGTATATTTCTCTTTGAATATCACAAACATCACCAACATGACTTGTTCCAATACCCTTGTGAAAACTTCTGTCTGTTTGCACGTGAATAAATGGAATATAACCTAGTGGGTTGTCAAACTTTTCATGTTTTAATACTTTACCATATTGGATAGTAACACTATCTGATCTCATTTCACTGCTACCAGGATAGTCAATTGTATTACCAGTTGGTGTAAATTCTTTTTTACTTACTGTGTATGTTTCTACAGTATCTTCATACCATATTTTTAATACATCAAAATCGTTGTATTCTTCATCAACTACAACAAGACTGTCCAATACGTTTTGACCGTTTACTAATTTCTTAAATGTCCAGTTTCTTACCTGTGTAGGATTGTAAATTTTAGCATAAGCTCTCATATTAAGCTCTTGTGCTTCTGCCATATTTTCTGCTTGGTAATTACCTTTGTCTGTGCCTACCCAACAACCACCATAGATTAGCACTTGATCATTTACTTCTCTCATAAATGCTGTCAATGTGGTATTATCCATATCAGCATTTTGTATGAAGTCCATTACAAAAGGATTGTTGACCATATTACCTAACATTCTTGTAGGTGGGTTACGGAAAACAAAACTACGATAAGCATCAACAGTTAATCTAACATGATTCTGTAGTGCTGTGTCTAATAATCTTTGGCTGTATGCATTTCCTGGTGCTTGTTCTTCTGCTATGTATTTTCTTAAGTATGCACCATCTCTGTATTCTTCAGCGCCCATATAAGAACGCATATAATAGTCCCATCTAAATAGGTATTCAGCATAGCCTGGGTGAACTGCACTGAGTTGTTCTGGTTTTAACATAAATGTTTTGTCCTCTCTAATAGAGTTTGTTTTTACTGTGGGTCCCACATAAATCGCTAATTACGAGCATGATAATTATAATGTTATTTATCATCAATATATCTTACATTATCTTGAGGTTAATTGTTGAGGTTGATACTCACACATTCAACAGATGTTTGTATATTCGCAATGAAATAATACCAACCTCTGTATATTTATACTTGACAAATGAATGTTTTCTTGCTATAAATATATATGCTGGATGGGTGACCTTTAATGCGAACGACATTATGTATTTCTCCGTATCTAAATGTTTGGTGGATTAATTAACTACCTTGTAACATTGTATATCTTATCTATTAGCAATAATAGCATTGCTCATCCAGTTTTTTGTTATAGGCAAGAGCCAATATTATAATCAAAAGATGTATCTATCTTTTTATGTATTAAAGGACCCCATCTTAAATATAACAATTTCATATTACTA